TGTGGGTTATCTTTCCAAAGCTGTTCACCAGCAATGTAGGCGTAAATAGCCCCTGTAAGTATGATTAGCCAAGCACTCAAAATGCACCTACATCAATTACTTCGCCTCTAAACTGAATCTGATTTTCTTCAAATTTGTGGACGAGTTCAGGCCATAAAAGCTGACCATTGAAGAAGTTTAACACTGCAAAACCCGATCTGTGATTGTTTGGGTTTATCTCTGCATAAGTAAACTGTGGGCCATCAGTCTCAGCCAATGTTCCTGTATCCACTCCATATCTAATCCCGTTATAGTCACTAAACGGGGTCACTTTTAAGGAATGCAAGTGTCCAGTAACAATTGACACACCCGCATTGACAGTATTGTTGTGAGTGGCGTGAATCCCACCCTTGTAGCGGTGCTTAACAATGACATTCTCAGTAGGCCATACTGCCCAACAGAAGTCCCAATCTGGGATATGGTCTGTCAACTTAAACCCTTGAACTTCTTTAAATTGCGGTGCGTGTTGCGCTAATCTGTTGCCAAACCGAATATCGTGGTTGCCCCATGTAAACAGTAGCTTTACATTGTGCCTCGCTGCTTTAGCTACCTCTTCTATCTCACCCAATGCACCCTGACAAGCCTTTAACTCTTGAATGACAGAAGTTTGGGGTTGGTCAGTTACATCATGGCGAGAGATAGAAGCCCCATCAAAAGCATCCCCGTTACAGATAATAGCCTTGGGTTTGAACTCTTGGATAGCCCATAAAAGCCCTTTAAAAGCAGTTGTTCGTTGACCAGGTATGAAGTGCGCATCAGAGAAAATAATTACACAGCCGTCTTCTATGCCTAGCTCTATTTGTTTTAAAGGGGAAAAGGATTTGGGTCTGTTTTTGTCGTACTTGACACCTCTGTGGTCACTAGCAACAAGCGACATATTGTAGAATTTTTCCATGTTTCTTCTACGCAAATGCACAGCACGAATGTTGATACCAAGATGTTCAGCTACTCTTTGTGCAGACTGAAGTTGACCCCATAATTGGATGAACTCAGTATCCGTACAACTCTCATTATTTGAACTCATTGGAATCCCTTGTTAACAAGTTTTCTAGGAGATTAACAACTCTATGCTCTTGCATATCAACCTCATCCTGAGATGACTTCGGGTCTTGGGCTACAGTTATAAGATCGTGCAAAAACACATGAAGTAGCTCATGCAAAGCAGTCCTATCTAGTGAATCACGTGTGATCTTCTCAGCACCAAAATCACCTAATCTGTAAGTCGCAAGCCTAGCTATATCGTTAAACTCCACAGAAGCCATAGCAGCCTTCGCTGGCTTCATTCCCTTCTCTATTCTCCAGTCTCCAAGACTAAGAACTTGTTGCCACTTTTGAACACTTTTGGCAAACAATTCAGCATCGTTAGGTGTAGGAATATTAGACATATCAACACCTTATACAGATATTATGACACTTTAATTTAAGATGTTAGCACTTGTAAAGCGTGTTCAATGTGCTTGATGCGGTCTTCTAGGCCAATAAAACCGCCATTTATCTTCTTAGTCATGGTTTTAAAGTCACGTACATCAGCAAATTGGTTTAGCTTGTGAGTGTCCCAAAACCAACCTGCTGTAAGGGCAGCGTACTGAGGAGTAGCAACCAAATCAGGCTCCATAATGAAGTCAACACCTAATGCCTGACCTGCATGGTGGTAGTTAGCAGAGCCTGTCAATTGGATACATCCTCGGCCTCGGAAACGATACCCATCCCCTGAAGCCTCATCCCTATTGCCCATACGTGAGCTATATACAGTATTGGCAATCAACTTAGGATTACGAGCGCAAGCTTGTGCCTTGGCAGCATCAAACCTTTTAGGCCATAACTTCTGCAAAGCCTCTGCACGATAGTTTAAATTCTCTTCAAGAATCCTAAAGTTGCCACACTCATGCCCACATTGACCAATAAATGCCGCTTGGCGAACTGGTGTATCAATGTTGAAACGCTGAAAAGTAGCGTTTAGAGCATCTACCCATTGATTACCAATATGTAATCTAGCTAATTGTTCAGCGTTGACCATAATTTACCTTTAAAGTAAAATCGCAAGTAACAGGGATTGCAGTCCCCGTTACCCACTTCACATACCATTGTTTTAAAGGAACAACAGCATGAGCAATATTGATTTTAGCGGTTTCATTTATGACCCGTCTACTGGTTATTTGTTTAAAAAAAGCAATCCAACCAAACAAATTGGGACTCTTAATAAAAAAATTGGCTACATTGTTTTTAGACATGAAAAAAAATTGCATTATGTTCATAGAGTTGCATGGGAAATAACAAATGGATTCCCACCTCCAAAGCATATAGACCACATAAATAGAATCAAAACTGACAATCGCATATCAAATTTAAGACTTGCAGATGATTTGTTAAACAACAGAAACAGAGTAAAACCTAACAAAAATGGATCAACTGGATTTATTGGAGTAACAAAACCAAAACACACTCCCCAATGGGCTGCCTCAATTACTGTTAACTACAAAAGAGTCCACATTGGCTATTACGAAACCGCACAACAAGCACATCAAGCATATTTGGAGGCTAAGAAAACTTACCATCCAGAAGCTATTTACTGTTAATTAAGTCTCTCATTTGTTGATACGAGTCTACGCAAGCATTCAAAGCGACAGTATTCTTATCCCCTTGGGCGACTATTTCTGCGATGGCATCGATGGTTGCTCTTTCGGCATCAGAAGGTTCATTAGCCTGTCTGTCAGGTTGGCTGGTTGCTTTTGGATCTGCGCTGGTAAAGGCGGTACTTGCGGAGGCTTGTACGTTACTTGAGGGGCAGAGGCGCAACTTGCCAGCACGATTGGCAACAGCAAGAGCAGAAGTTTTTTTGTTGATAGCATCATTGGCTTCCTGTAGTTTGGCAGATTGTTGATTAAGTTTTTCACCCATGTTTTGCTCGATCAGACGAGCTTCTTCATTCTTTTTGGCAATAGCGATCTTCATGTCGTTATCACGCTCTAGCCATCCATAGTGGTGTCCAACTTGGTATGTACCAAAGAGAGATACCATCACACCCACTATTAGCCAAGGTAAAGGTATAGGTAGCATTATTCAGCCTCTTTTCTTGCCATTGCCATGTGTTCACGCTCTTCATTGTCTTCCAAGTGTTCTGGAGGAGTAGTCGGAGGTGGTCCAGGTGTCCATGATTCATCTAACTCAGGATTCTTCCAAACAGGCATAGCACCAAAAGGTTGACTAGGCAAACCATACGCAGATTGCGGAGGGGCATAGGAAGCGTTAAAACCGCCCTGAGAGCCTCCATAACCCATTGGTTGACACATTGGTTGCGTTGGAGGATTAAACGCTCTAGCGGCACTAGACATAGCCCGTTTACCAATAACTCCACCGATACCACCAACGATCAACAGAACAATGTCGTTCAGCATCTTGGTATAGGCTTGGTCAATCGGAGCCATGCTCTTGATTGGCTGAGTCACGAACGTGACAGAATAGAGCAAAGCAGCAACAATGAACATGAGAATAAGTGTGACCGAAATCACAACAAACCCCCAAATCCTGACTTCAATCTCTTCAGTTGTTAGGTTTGTTTTCTGGTTGGACATCATTGATTTTTTTCTCCAAGATTGGGGCAACCAAGTATTCTGGGCAGGTTTGAGTAAATTGGCATCTAGGTTTTTGACATGGTTCTGCATGGAAATTATCTGGGTTTTGGCAAAAATAGCGGTATTTCTCATCGCATCCAGCTAAAAATACAAGTAATACAAGTAAGTACTTCATTTACCAAGACCAACCTTTCCAAGTAGAAGATTAACAATTCTGTCAGACAGATCATCAGGTAAGAACTTTAGAAAACCTAAGAAATACAAAGCCACCATCCCATAAACGAAGATTTTTAAGCACAAGTCAAAGGTTTTTTGATACTCATTCACCGACCACACCTTCTTGTTGCTTCACAGAATGTCATTAGCTCATTTACGCCAACAAAGACTAGAAACAGAACAAAGAATATCCCACCTATTGCTAAACCAATCTCTAGTTGTTCTTGTTCTTTTTGCTTGGCTTCTTTCTCAGCTTTCTTTAATGCGCTTATCTCTTTAGCATCTGCCAAATCCATCTCTGCTTGACGAGCTTTAATCTTGTTCCAGACATCAATCTTGCCTGTCTGCATGAAGAGCATCTTTAACTCCTCTTCAAACGCTCTGGCCTGTTCTAGTGCCATCTCAATCTGCAAAGCCGTACCCATGTTCGAGCCCTTGCCAGACTGTTTAGCCTGAAGCATGGCCTTAGTAGCAGTTGACTTGGCATCGAAAAGTTTGCCAATCATGGGTGCAAGTGAGCCTAGGTCATTGGCAACCTTACTTGCCTTCTTGACCATGCTAATAGCGGATTGAATACCCGCTAAAGCCGTCATTGGATCTATAGGGATCATTTCTTTTCTACCTTCTTCCATTCAATACAGTAGACTTTTCGGTTGTAGACATCCCCAACCCAGATCCACTTGGTACATCTGTATTCAATAGATACAGCCAGTAAAAAACTAATTAAGTCCATGCCCAGATGATTACTGAGAATGACCAAATAACAAGGGCAACCATACCAACTGCCGCAATTGTTGCAAGCAGCCAGTCTTTCATGTTAGTCCCTAAAAAAGTCTAACAAACCTGTTGCTTGTGGGAAAAAGTTTTCTGGGTTTGTTGTTGCAGCATTTACGCCCTGACCAATTGCACCACCCATTCCACCAGCACCTTGAAGTTGCTCACCAAGCAAGAATCTAGTTCCACCAGTGCCACCCATAACATTTCCTAATCTGTTTGCAATAGGGGGAGTTAAGCTTGCACCAAGTAAACCACCAATCGTTAATCCAGTTGCACTATCAATACCAAGCATTTGAGCAAGTTGATTACCCGTTGCCGCACCCATTCCAGTTGTTGCAAGTGGGAGTAATACCGCACCTGTTTGTGGTCCGACTTTAGGTGTAACAGCACCACGAGTTGCATCAACAATGTCCCTTAATACAGTGACTTCATCTAACAATTCTGGATTGCTTGAAAATGCTGCACGTTGTGGAGTTGGTAAATCAGGTCTACCAAGATTTAAAGTTCTTGTAAAAGCAGGGGCTGAAAATCCAGTAGCCGCATCTGGATTGATAGCTCTGTTTCTAGCCTCATTAAGAATAGAGTACTGTGCCGCTTGTTTACCAACAGGAGACATCAAATTAACTGCTTTTGCTGCTAAAGCAGGGTTGGTAGCAAAATTAAACTTTTCTGCCGCTAAATCAATATCATCTATACCTGATCTGCTAGATACAAGCTTATATATATTTGTATCTTCACGAAATGGCACTACAGTTTGTTTGAATTGCTCTATTGCTTTAGTATGTTGTAGGCCAGCAGGTGTAAATAATTTAGCACCATTAGCATCAATAGCAGGAGCAGCCCATACATCTACATCGTCTGCCATACCTTTGTATAAGTCATCTAATGCTCTTACTTGTTTATTGCTAAAAGAGCCAGGGACAAGACCCTTACGAACACGCTCCAGCTCTGAAAAAACATCAGATTGCAAATCACGCAATTCTTTGTAAGAGCCACCACCACTGTCTCTTAAAGCATTTAACTTTTCAATTGTTTTTTCAATAACAGGGGTTTGTGAAGTAGATGGGAATTTTTTTACAACATCAACAATTGCTTGATTTGTATTACGCAATGGAATAATGTCATCACCAGCCAATAGTTCAGCTTGTCGAAATTCTGGGTCAACATTGTCTTTTGCAGTTTTATATTGTTGACGCAAATCATTAGCAATGATCTGCTTCTCACCGCCATCTTTCATTCCAGCGGGACGCAACTTATCAGTTGTTCTCTCAATCAAACTCTTAACTTGATTAGATTTTGCTTGATTTGATGTTTCTGTTGTAAAACCAAACTGACGGGCTTTTGTAAGTGTACCTGCACCTGGTCCACCAACATTAGCAACATCAACATTTACTCCTCTTTGAGCCGCAGACTCAACAATCTGACCAGTTACAGGATCTTGATAACGAGTGCCAGCAGTTGGGTTTAAATTAAATGGATTGGTATTACCCAAACGAGCCGCACCAGCACTAGCAGGTAAACCTGTTGCTAAGTTAATTCCAAGCAAAGCCAGTGGGTTTTGAATATCAAATTGACTACGGGCTACTTCAGCCGCAGTAGTTCCAACAGTAGATCCTGCTGCTTGAGCAACTGGTTGAGCCGCCAATCCTTTGCCAACTGCTTGGGTAATTAACCTAGGTGATTGTTGCAACAAACTACCAAATCCACCCATAGCAGGAATACCAGCTACTGCACGAGTAACACTACCTACGCCTTTTTGGAATTCAGTTTCTGGTTGTGGCAAACCAAGCAAATTAGCAAAATTTGACATAGCTTGGCTAGGTGATTGAAGCTGACTACCAGTAGCCCTGTTAATCAACATATTTAATGGTGATCCAACAATGTCAGCAATTCCTCCTGCGCTTTCCAATCCATACCTAATTGTCCGACCAACTTCATTAACCGCTTGATTGCCTAACCGATTAAATGCCGTACTTTGCGGTGCAGGGGCTTGTTGAACAACTGGCTGTCCAATCATTGATGGATCAATTTCACGAAAACCAACTTGCGGAACAACTATATTACCAATATCAGATGTACCAATATTGGCATTATTTGGCCTTTGTTGTGGAAGTTGACCAATTAATGAAGGATCAATATCTCTAGATGTTGCCATTTTTGTACCTACAACTTTCTCAACATAGTCTTGCGTTTCTTTAAATGGAGGAACTCCGCCATACTTTTGAACATTTCCAGGTCCTGCGTTATAAGCCGCAGCAACCAATGTTGGATCTTGAAACTGTTGTGTTAACTGCCCTAAATATTTAATGCCACCACGAATGTTATCTTTCCACTCCATTCGATTAACACCAAGATCCTTGGCAGTAGACGCCATCAACTGCATAGGACCATATGCACGATCACCAGTTTTAGTTTTAGGTCCTATTGCGTTGAAGTCTCCACCAGATTCAGTCTGAATAACCTTTTGTACAAAAGAATAAGGAACGCCTTGCCTTTGGGCTTCTTGCCTAGCAAATTCGTATACTTGTTCTCTGGTAGCCATTAGTCATAAACTCGATAAACACCACTAGGCAACTGATAAGCAGTCTTACCCTTGTCAGGGCCAGCAGTAACTTGGAATTGAGGTAAGTATTTACGCAAACCTGGTGCTTCAAACATTTGCTTTTGACCTTGTGGAGATGCTTCCCATTTAGCAATAACATCAGGACCAGCATTCTTAGGGTCAGAAACAAAGTTGTAATACTCTTGCTTACGTTTATTTGCTTCACGCAAAACTGCTAAGTTAAAGTTTGTTGATTCTTTAGGGTCTGTAATTTGAGCGTTACGCTGACCATAATAACCAATTTCAAAGTTAGAAATAGCTCCAACTGCTTCAGTTAAGCTTTCGCCAGTTAAAGCATTGACACCTTGACGAGCAGAAATACCACTAGTTAAGAATTGTTTAGTCCTGTCTCCAGATACACCCAAACTATTAAAGATGTTTCCTAGTTTTAATCTAATATTTGTAAATGATCCTGTATCAAAATTTGGATCATTAAAAGCATTTTGTAACTGGTCAATTACTGGAGTTGTCTTTTTAGCAGTTTGATAGCCTTTGTAGGCATCAGCAAGAATTGGCTTAAACGCTTCATTCAATGCAGCTTGTGCTGTACTAGGACCAGTTTCTGGTTGAGCAGTAGTAGGTCTAGCAACACCTGTTGGTTGTCCAACGCCACCAGTAACGCCTGGAGGATTAGGATAAACAAATGTTGGCGCACCAGATGTTGTAAAACCTGCACGAGGAGTATTGGTTTCACGAGCTAGAGTTTCTGTTTTTGTTCTTTCCGCTAAAGCTTGTAAAGCACCATTAGCATTGATAATCCCAATAACATTTCGGTTATTATCGAAAGCGTATTGCTCACCTTTTTGCAATTCAGGTAATGTATTAAGTGCCGCTGCTTGAGCTGCACCTGGAAGCACACTTGTTTGAAAAGATGGTTGTCCATCAAGCATTGTTCCAGTTGTAACTGTGCCAGCTTTTGTATCAACTTTAGGAGCAAAACCAGTAATTTTTCCACCTTGTACAAGATAACCATCTTTTAGTTCAGGCATCATTGATTTCAAAGTTTCACGAATTTGTGGTTGAGCGGGGTTTCCTGCTAAACGCAAAGACTCAGATAAAGCTTTTTGATAGTCAATTGGTTGATTAATTAACTGTGGCTCTACTCGGCCTAATGGTGCGCCTAGTTTGTTCGCCAAAGCATATGGACTAGATAAGTCTGGTTCTCTACCCAAAGTCGCATTCAATGCCCTTCTACCTGCTTGTTGTTCAGTAGGAGCAAATTTGCTTGTAAAGGCTGCCAATTCATCTTGTTGACGTTGAGCAATCTGTGAATCACGAATCATCTTCTGCATATTTAATGAAGTAGATGGTATTTCCGATGCTGACCGAAAGCCAACACCAGGATCACCACTCAACAAACTACCAATCAGAAACTGCTGAGTAGCTTGCTTTTGCATTGCTTGTTTATCAGCATCAGACAAACCCGTCAATGCGGCATCAGATAACAACCCAATATTAAAAGGCATAATTTACTCCTTACAAGCCAAGCAAGCCAAGCAAGCCTTGGCGAGTTGTAGATGTTTGTTGCATACCAGAACCGCCACCAACATTGATACCCAATGCTTGATTGAGAATCTGTTGTTGTTCCAATGGCAGATTGCGGATTGCATCCAACTGAGCTTGAGAGAATCCTTGACGCAATGCACCTTGTTCTGCCAATGCTTGGTTTGCCGCAATACCAGAACTTGTAAATGCAGTTCCAGTATTTGCCATTTGATTGGCGGCAGCTATTCTTTGCTGATTTGCAGTTAATCCTGCGCCTTGATTAGCCAAGTTAGCTTGCAAGCGGTTTTGTGCATTAGCTTGTGCAATTTGATTCATTGCTGCTTGGTTTGCAAGGTTAACTTGTTGTTGATTTTGCGTATTAAGTTGACCAACATTAAAGTCATAACCTTGATTAGACAAAGCCGCTTTTAACATGGCATCTTGATTTGCCTGTGATGCAGTTAAACCAGTTGCTTGATTAGCACGAGCCGCTTCCAATGCCGCTTGTTGATTAGCCAAACCAAATTGACCTGCCAATTGCAAAGACTGTTGAGTTGTCGCCAAATCTTGAGCTTGGTTAAGTTGTTGTGCTTGCATCTGACGAGCCAAATCAGCTTCAGAAGCACGTTGAGCCGCTTCATAAGCTTGAGCATTTTGTTGAGCAACCAATCGAGCTGCATTCTCACCAAACGCACGATTAGTTTCTGCTTCTGCTACGCCTTGTCGAGATCCACCAAAAGCACGAGCTGCAGTAGCTTGAGCCGCAGTTTGTTGTTGTTGCAATAATCTTGAACGCTCTAAGTCTGCCAAACTTTGCTCAGTTACAGCTTGGGTATATGGGTTCATATATTGCTGAATGTTCTGGTTCAAAAACGAACCAGCCGCAACATCACGAATATTTGCACGAGCTTCAGGAGCAATTTGTTTTAATGCTTCAGAAGCAACATCAGCACCAGAAACCTGACCTGCGGCAATACGTTCTGCAGCAATACGCTCTGCATTAACATCACGAACTGTTTCACGTCCCAATTGAGCCGCTTGAGCTTGAGCCGCTCGGACATTACTAGATGCTACTTGTTTTGGAGCATATTGGGCGGCAGTATTTGCCACACCATAAGCACCTCTTAACGCATTAAAACCTTCACTACCAGGGCTTGCAAAACTAGCAATATTTCCCATTGCAGCATTTTGCTCTGGAGTAAATCCTGCAAATTCACGAGCTTGCAATCCACCAGCAGTAGTTTGTGCAGACCCGTAGTTTTGCAAGAATAGATCACGTAGCGCAGGATCTAACTGCTGTGTACTTTTGCTTGAGCCGCCTAGAGACATATTATTCCCCTTGTATCCATTTAATTGCATCATCATGTGACGTAAAGTATCGCCACATTTCCGTACTAACATCTCTCATTGCTTCTTGTCCTCTAAGCAATAAGACTATCATTGGTGCTATTTGTAATGAAATAATACGCAATGTGAGCGCATAAGCTCTGTCATTGGCATTACCATTTTCAAGTTCTACAGAGTCTTGCCAAGCATTTATACTCTGAATGACTAATGGCATTAAAAACGCCCGATTAGCATTAAAGAACTCATTTGTAGGTAGCGTCACCAAAGCGTTCCAAAAGACAGCATCTATCTCTTTACGACTAGGCTGTTTATCTTTATCTACTAAGTCATCCCATAACTCAGCAATACTTGATAAAGCGACTAAAAAGTCAACAGCACTCTGGTTGCCACCAAACCATTCTAACAGTTTGGCATTTCTTAATTCACGCCAATCTTGAGAATCATGTTCAATCATAATATATTTAACGCTGACTGCCTAGTTTTCCATCAAATCGAATAGTCCCAACTCGCCAATCAGTTAATCTAACGCCTTCAATCTTGGCTGCTACTTGTCTTCCGCTTATGCGTACTGAAGTAGGATTAGCCATTGAATATGGGCCATAGTTATATTCTGTTGAATTAGGATAAAACTTGGTGCTAAATCGAACCTGAACATCACCCAAAGTCTTTTCATCAGGAACTAATCCTGTAAGACTCATGGTTCTATCTCCATTTCCTAGTTCTACTGGTCCTGACTCAGCAAATAGTGTTTGCCCATCATAAGCAAAACCTACTTCATGCTCATAGACATACCCGTCTGTAGAAACCATAATTGGGTAAGTAAAGATTCCACGATCTGTGCCACACGTGCGTGCTAACGTACCAATAGCCCAATGATTCTCACGATAGTTGTAAGAAACGTAAGAATCTACTTCATTAGATGCGGCACTTGGGTAAAACCACCAAATCTCACCATAAGTAGCGTTATGGACGCAGTAAACTTTAGAAGACTGAGTAATGTTCATATTGCTAAACACATAATCAGATACATCTGAATTTAATGGTTTAACAAAGCCATCGTACATCCAAAATCCTGAGCCTGACATCCAAATACAGGCATTATCAGTAGCAGCTACTGCTTGCTTAGATATAACTCCACAACCAGTACCAATACGCTCAAAGCTATAAATAAACGGAGGTCCAATATAAGTAGCAGTATGCACATCCACATCAGTAAACAGAATAGTCGCTCCACGGATGCGTTTAGCGCACATCAAAGAGCCAATGGTGGTTAACTCAAAGTCACCAGCTTGATTGGTGGCAGCAGGAGTCCACGTTGTATTGTTTTCTTGGTCACACCATTGAACTTTACGAGGATTACCACCCGCACCCAATGCAAATAAGAATCTTTCTTGAGTAACAATTAAACCTGTACAACTTGTTGGTGCGTTAGTAATCGCAACCGCATCATTAGCAGTATTTAATTGCCATTCAAGCAACTTGCCATCTTTAGTTGAACACGCAACCAAATACTCACCAAAAGTATCCAAACTCCAAGTGGTGGCAGGAATATACGAGCCTAAATCTGGTCTAGCAACACCATACGCTGAACTTCCATAAGTTCCATAGCCATAACCAATTTTAAGCACCGCATCTGCATCACCAACAGTAAAACTTGTGGGCGTAATATCTGTAAGATCACCCGCTTCATTCATTACATATAGCTTTGAATGTGTACCAATTCCGATACGTCTATTATTGGAGTTATCACGCCAGTTAATCAGACCACGGGCTAAACCTGTCATTTGGTTGGTTGAACGCTTCCTCCAACCACCTACTGGACGGATAGTGTTTTCGTACCAACGCACTAAATTTGCGCTATTCCAACGACCTTTAGACTGATATTCAGTCCCGTTTTTGTATACGCCTGGAGGAATTTGTAGTGGAATGTAAGCCATGTTCGTATTCTATTGCGTAGGTAGGTT